GCAGCAGACCATCAGTCAGTTTGAACTCAAGAATGGATTTGCGCAGTGCAACAGGATCAACATTGACTTCTTCACGCAGATCTCGATTGAGAATCGTGCCCGGTTGCTGATATTGGAGAGTATTTGATTTGATGACTTCCTTGACTGGCGTCATGAATTGGTATTCAATGGCCAGAGAGCTGAGTTGCTGACGAGAGTTTGAATTGACCATCGTGGTTTCAAACTCAGTCTTGGTCTTGTTGCCCTTTTGGAACTGGCCCCGATCAACTTTGTTCTGGCCTGTGGCTTGATCCGCCATTGCAGAAATCATTTCTGACATCTGAATGTTGGTGCCAGAGTTGTCCTCACGATACGGAATCTGATAGATGGCTCGGGCCATCGTATTGTCATCCTTGGCCAATGAGGCATTGCGCAGCGGAATGCGGCTCACCGCACTCACATTGTCAATGTCCTTTTTGTCAATCAGCCTGGGATTATAAATGAGTCTGTCAAAGACCAGACGACGCTTGGACTCCAGCGAGATGTTCCACAGCGCACTGCTCATGTCCTGGAATGGCAGCGCATTGTCAAGCATGGATTGCGTCTGATAACCAAGTCCATCTTCATAAGGCTGCATGATGAACGCTGGCAGCGTGTCATAGCCAACATTCATTTCCTCTGCAAAAATCACAACTGACCAGTTAATGATGATTGCATGGTAGATTTTAACTTGATTGCCGCGGGCCCCAAAGTCAGATGGCAGGGCGCGGCAGTAAAAATGCGTGACAAGATAATGATCACGGTATTCTAGTTTGCTGCGAGAGCTGCCAGGCAATCCCATCCACTGGCCCCAGTTGCTGGTGCCAAATACCGTGTTGGACAGGTTCAGGTATTGATTGATTTCTGGGATATAGTACAGCATTGCGCTGGTGTCGTCTTGCGTAGGACCAGCGAATGAGGACTTGAATGCTTCCGCAGCACTCGTAGTTTTTTGGCTGTCAAGAGTCGCAAACAGCCGCTTGAGCTGTACGCGACTCACAAGTTTGTTGTAGCCAAAATATTCACCGTCCGTGTGCAGCATTGCTGGGGACACCGTCATATCCATAAAGCAGTTGTATGGATCAACGTGCTTGATGCAGTTGCCACCGTAGGAATACTCTTTCAGGGCTGCTAGGCCAGCGGCTGAAATGCTGGTGTCAGTGACAATGGATTTCAGCGGAGTCTTTTCCCAAGACACAACGGCCGCACCAAAATTGTATTTATAGCCGTCACGAAAAATCTTAATCAGTTCCCTTGCCCAGCCATAACGAATAGCTTGATCTGCCAGTGCAGTTTCAAATTGCATGGCTTGAGATTGATTAGCTGGGTAAGAGACAACCCCGAAGATGGGATAAGAAGTCAGATACACACCTGCCTGATACGCTACAGCAGACTCAATCTGCGGCATGATGATCGGCACGGTCATGTCTTGAATTTTGCGCGCATCACCTGCCATGTTGGCACGAACTGCTTTGATGTGCTCTGCAGTCGTATTCAGCTGCCGCTGATATGCACGGTCCCGATAACGCAGCAGGGAACGGAAGTCAGAGAGCGCACTGGAGCCAAGACGCATTGCGCAGTCTTTGGCATAGTTGAGAAGTTCTTTACGCTGCTCGATAGAGAGCGTGTTAACGAGAGAGATGCTCGTTGCCATTTGGATTCCTTTTGGTTCGGTGTTTGGAGGTCAGAACGGCAGCGCTAGACTGCTGCTATGACTGGCCGCTGCATTATCATCATTTACATCAAAGATGTTTTTGACGATGTGCTCTGGATAAGTGCGCACGAGTTCTTCAACATATCCAATAGGATCAATTATATCGTCAATGTTGTTGATCTTGAGCGGGTTCCAATCCATAATCTGTGCCAGAACAGTGCTGCGCACGCGCGGGTGCAGGTAGATTTCCCCAGAGAGCAGTCGGAGAAGTCCACGCTTGATGCGATTATTTTTGGCTTGTCCCTTGGGGCTGAGTTCTACAAACTCAAAACCAGTGATGCCCTCTTGTTCACAATAGTATTCAAACCAATACAGGAGAGTTGACTGATATGCAACACCTTCAACTGCGATGAGTCTGGTATTTCGCTTTATTCCCAGCCGGATTGCCGCTTGGATGGTTTCCAAGGGTGAGAATGTGCCGTGTTCCAGCTCATCAAAGATAGGTTTGCTGTCACACACACTGTAATGACTGATTGTGCAGTCATCAGAGGTCTTCTTTCCAGCAGATGGGTCGATAATTATGAATGAGCCTTCGGGATCAGCGTCCTCGTAATAAGATGGAAGGAGGGGAATGCGGGAGATGTCAATGCCACTGGCGGCGGCCACATCAGTGCTGTTCAGAATCTCGGAGATAAAAATATCTGCGTGCCCGAGTTCTGAGTCAGACTGATATTCACTGATGAGTTCTTCAATGGGCCGCAGTTCTTCCCACAGACTGGTGCCGTCAGCAAGAATACCACCAACAATCAGAGAAGTCCACTGTGTGTTTTGCTTGAGCTTTTCAAGAATGCAGTTCTGTGGGTACATGTTGCCCACATAAATGTAAGTGCAGCCGTCATTGGAGCGTGCCTTCATCAGCGTGCCAAGAATCCACTTGAGCAGCTGCTCACTCAGCTCTTTGTTCTCAGAAGTTTCACGCTTTTGCACGTCATCCATGATGATGACATCAGGCCGCTTGTTCTTTCTGTTGATGCCGCGCACTGCAGTTCCTGCACCAATGGCCCGCAGGATTATGTCTCTGCCGCGAAAGTGAAAAACTTTGAGAGATTGTGTGTCTACCTCAACTGCAACCTGCCAGTTTCCGAATAGTTTTCGGATGTTGGGGCTGCCGAGTAGATCACAGATGTCGGAGAGTGTGTTAACTGCCAGGTCTTCACTGGCACCGACGATAAGGATAAATTGCTTGTGACTGAATAAAATGTACCAGAGGCACAGCAGCTTTATGAATGTGGTCTTTGCAAAGCCGCGGGGAATACCAATGGCATAACGCTCTACCTTTTTGGTAAAGCTAGTCAGAAGGGAAAATAGTGCTAGGTAGAACGGAGGAAATGCGTAAGTGAATTCCTCAGGGGCAGCAAGCATGCCCAGAAAGTTCAGATCTCGTCTTGTGAGTTCTGCTGCTTCCTGGGCATTGGTTCCTACTTCTGCAGTTGCAGGAGTAAGTTGAGACATTATTCAGGCTGCTTCTCTGATGGCGTCAAGGCTGCCAGTTGGGACTCAACTTGACTACGCAGTCTAATCCACAAATCTGCACTCATTTCCAGGGGCAGTTTGCCAAGCCCAGAGATGAGAATGTCTGCATCTTGCAGACTAAGATTGTGAAGGGAAAATTTTGCAGTTTCAGGGGTGCTCATCTTATTCCTTTGCAGGAGAGTTGGAAACTGCCTCAGGCTTGGAAAGCCACGGCAGCGGGGGTTGAATCACAGTAGGATTTTTCTGCGATTCAATCTGTGCAGCAACTGCAGATTCAGTTGCTTCTTTGTTAACGCCAGACCCCCAGCACCAGCTGAGAACTTGTGCTTCAGTCAGTTGCGTGTAGGGAATGAAATTGCCATTTTCATCTGGCTCTTGAGTGAAAGAGCACGTCGAGTACACCGTGCCGGTGTAGGCCCCGTCAGTGCCAGTGCAGCGCCAGCCGCATTCGATGACGTATTCCGGCGGGGTTGCGGTGGTGGGGGTGGTCTTGAGCCACTCGATGGTCCAGGTGATGTTCATGGTGTGGTCCTTTCAAGAGGGGGTTAGGGTCCAGCGTCACGCCAAGCGCCGCCAGAGTAGAAGTACAGCTTGTTGTTTGTGGTGTTGACCACGATAGGTGCCATGCCCGTGATAGCGGTGGGCGTGCCCGTAGGAGTTCCCGCACAAGTTGGGACGTAGAGGAAGCCGTCTGTGGCGGTGGTGGCAAGTGCGACCGAAGCGCCCGCAACGGTATTGCCATTGGCGTCGATGCGAAACCGTTCGGTGCCGCCGCTTGACCCCGTGTTGATTGCAAACACCCCATCCGCAGGGTATCCAATGCTTGCGCCTTCGGTTACGTTTAGGCGCCCAAACCGCAGCACCTCGCCGTAGTCGGCGTTCCGAAGCAAACGAGCCACTACCGATTGAAACACGCCAACCGCATCGACTCGATAACTGATACTGGTTGTCCCTAAGCCCAAATTCCCCGACGCATCCAACGTCATCGCCTGCGTAAAGCTGATCGCGTTGCCTGCGGTGCCGGAGGGGGCGGTGAAC